TGACCCCTTGAGTATTATAAGGCATATTCCTAGTGAACTGTGTGATAAAACGCAGGATACGAATTACCTTACCGCTGCGCAGAATAATTTTGAAGGTTTAACTTGGACAGATGTATAAAGATTACACCCATTTGTTATATAAATGTCGTACAATCACAATTACCTTAAGAACCTCTTCCTTTCGGAAAGCTACGCGAATGCGTTGTTCCAGCTCGTGATGGAGCGCAACGCCGCGGAAGAGCCCGAGTTTTCAGATAAAATCCTCCGTCGTCTCTGGAAGAAAAAGGAACCGGAAGTTGACCACGACATCAACGACATCGCCGTGACTATTGAAAACGGTGAGTGGGACCTCGGCATCGAGACTGAACGACGGGTGTGTATATATACTTGCGAATCAAAGGATTTTCGCAAAAAGTACGGAGACTTTTACAGCGAACAAGGTATCACGTTCTGTTCGGAAGATGACCCCGAGGAAGTCGTCATCACACAAAACTTTGGACCTGATGACATGACCCTGTGCGTTGACGTGTGCCCTCACCTCGGCGAAGAGTACCCGCACATCATCAGAGAGATGGAACATAAAATCCCCGATGATGACGAAAACTATAGGTACGTCCTTCTCGTGGATGAGTGCACGGTAGAATCGTGTGAATGGGAGGACCTCGTAGATATTTTCGATCAACACGACATCACCTTGTGCTCGTTTAAGGAACTTATGCAATAATTAAGTACATATGCACATACGCTGGAATCACCAATGTTTCATCTGTTCAAATCCCATAGACTTTCAGATGAGACCAGAAACCGCCTATGAATGGCTCGCGTATTATCACTACAGATTCATATTCAACCCCATTCCATTGTTTATGAATCGCATGTACCTCAAATACATCGGCAAAAAGATGCGCCGCGTCTGTACGTACTGCTTCTTTACGTACCGACCCATACCGTTCCGCGTTCTCAGGGACCGAGAAATTGGTCGTGCGCGGATGCGTTGCACACCCTCTTTAAGTCTCACGCGTGGTGAAATTCAAAAATGGTTTGAGGCGATGCCATCATTTTTTTACCCAAATACCCCCCCAGATGAACAATCCCCAACACCCCAACAGCCATCATCATGACTGAAACTATACAAAAACTTACGCACATCGAACACATACTCAAGAGACCGGACAGCTATGTGGGTCCAGTTGAACAAAGTAAAGAGCAATACTGGGTTCTTGAAGGTGATGCATTCGTGAAAAAGTGTCTACAGTACAGTCCAGCTTTATTAAAGATTTTTGATGAAATATTGGTGAACGCCATAGACAGAAACTCACTATTCCCGAAGCTCGTCACAAACATCTTGGTCGATATAGATAGGAACACGGGTGCGATCACAGTGTCAAACAACGGCCCTCTCGGTGGCATCGCCGTGTGTGAACACCCAACGGAGGGGTGCTGGAACCCTGAACTTACCTTTGGACACCTGTTGACGAGTACAAACTACGACGACACACAGAAACGTATCGTCGGTGGACGCAATGGCTATGGGGCAAAGTTGGCAAACATATATTCTTCCAGTTTTGAAATTGTAGTCAAGGATGGCGAAAACAAACGCGTGTACACACAGAGTTGGTCCAATAACATGACAAAGTGCAACCCACCAAAGTTGAAAAAGTTTCAAGGTGCGACATCTGTGGTGAGCATCACCTTTATTCCAGATTGGAAACGCTTTGGTATGAAGGGGATGACTGATGACATTTACAAAATTTTTCAAAAAAGAGTGTGGGATTCAAACATTTGTACAAGTCCCAGTTGTAAAATAAAATTTCAAGGGGAACCTTTACCAAAGATGTCTTTTGAAAAGTATGCAAAAATGTACACACAGACGACAACCATCGCCAGCGTCACCACCGACCGATGGTCTGTGTGCATCGCCCCATCACAAGATGGTTTTGAACAAGTGTCTTTTGTGAATGGCATCTGTACCACAAAAGGTGGAACCCATGTGGACCACGCCGCACAGCAGGTGGCAACGTCAATCATCGATGAAGTCTCAAAAAAAATTCAACTCAAACCTCAACAAGTCAAAAATACCTTCTTCATCTTTGTCAAAGCCACTCTTGAAAATCCAAGTTTTTCTTCACAGGTGAAATCAGAGTGCACCTCCAAAGTTGTTGACTTTGGCAGTCGCTTTGAAGCACCAAAGACTTTCGTGAAAGCAGCTTTACGCTCTGGTATTCAAGAAGAACTCACGACACTCTCCAAATACAAAGAAATGCAGCAGCTGAAAAAGACTGATGCAGGTACAAAGAAATCAAAAATCTCAGGTATCCCCAAACTGGATGATGCAAACAAAGCCGGCACTGCACAATCTCACAAATGTACGCTGATTGTAACTGAAGGTGATTCAGCGAAGACTTTGGCGGTTGCAGGACTTTCTGTCGTTGGTCGGGATTACTACGGCGTGTTCCCTCTTCGTGGAAAATGTAAAAATGTCCGAGATGCATCTGTGAAAACACTCACTGAAAATAAAGAGTTTAGTGACCTCAAGAAAATTCTTGGATTGCAGCAAGGTAAAAACTACGAGGACACCAAAGACCTTCGCTACGGACGCCTTCTCATCATGACTGATGCCGACCACGACGGGTCTCACATCAAAGGACTTCTTTTGAACATGTTTCACTTTTTCTGGCCATCACTGTTGCATATCAATTTCGTGGAGAGCATGGTGACACCAATCATCAAAGCAACAAAGGGGAAACAGACTTTAAGTTTTTACACGGACCATGCATTCAAGGTTTGGTACAAGGATAACATGTATGGAAACTGGAAAATAAAATATTACAAAGGTTTGGGAACATCAACATCTCAAGAAGCTCGTGAATATTTTAAAAATATTGAAAAACTTGTGGTGAAATTTGATGTAGACACCATGACTGACGAATCCATGGTTCTCGCCTTTGATAAGAAAAAAGCAGATGACAGAAAAACATGGCTCTTGGACACATCTTTGAAAGATACCACTCAACTTGAAATCCCCTATGGCAACATCGAACGTCTCGGTATCAGCGACTTTGTGCACAAAGACCTCGTCAACTTTTCTATGGCTGACCTCAAGCGGTCCATAGGACACGTGGTCGACGGTCTCAAACCATCTCAAAGAAAAGTCCTCTTTGCGTGCTTTCACAAAAACCTCAAAGAAGAAATGAAAGTCGCCCAACTGGCTGCCTACGTCGCGGATAAGAGTGCCTATCACCACGGAGAAGTGTCTTTGGCCGATACCATCGTCAAGTTGGCAAACGACTACGTGGGTTCAAACAACATCAACATGCTCGTTCCGTGTGGTCAATTTGGTACTCGTCTGATGGGTGGCAAAGATGCGTCGCAGACTCGCTACATTTTCACCAAATTAGCACCAGAGGCTCGGAAGATGTTTCACGCCCTCGACGAACCCGTTCTCAAGTACATGGAAGACGACGGTCGTACGATTGAACCAGAGTACTACGTCCCCGTGATTCCCATGGTTTTGGTAAATGGTACGGAAGGTATTGGCACAGGGTTCAGTTCCTACGTTCCACCGTTTAACCCCACGGATATCGTAAAAAACCTTGAACGCGCGATTCGCGGAATGTCTCTCGTAGAGATGACACCCTATTTTCGCGGATTTAAAGGAACCATCACAAAAGATGGAACGTCGTGGGTGGCCGAGGGCGTGTGGAAACACGGATACAAGTCTGTGACAGTCACTGAACTCCCACCCGGACGATGGACCCAGGATTTCAAAGAACACCTGGATGACTTGGTTGATAAAAAAATAATTCAAAACTATACAAATAATTCAACCATTGAAGATGTTTATTTTGAAATCAATGGATACAATGGTGACGATGTCATCAAAGATTTCAAACTGAGAAAAACCATTCACACAACAAACATGCACCTGTTCCATCCCGACAAAGGTATCGTGAAATACACATCTCCAGAAGAAATTCTTTTAGATTTTGTACACATCAGAATGGAACATTACAAAAAAAGAAAGGAACATCTCATCAGTGAGTGTGAAAAAAAAGCACGACTCTGCACCCACAAAGCTCTGTTTGTGGAGATGGTTGTGAATGAAAAACTCCGAGTGTTTAAAAGAAAAAGAAATGAACTTGAAACTGAAATGATAGGACATTTCCCCATGATTGATGGAACTTTTGATTACCTTCTCAACATCAGAACATACCAGTACACTGAAGAAGCCGTCCAAGAACTGGTGCGACAAGCCGCACAAGCAGAACAAGACCTTCGTGATTTGAAAAAATTATCACACACAGACTTGTGGCAAATGGATATTAAAAATTTATGAGTGTACAATAAGTATGGGTGAAGCTGCACACGTTGCACTCAGTGCCATCGGCAAACAGGATACCTATCTCCTGTCGAGAGACCCAGAACAGAGTTTTTTTAATTACAAAACAGAACAACATTCAAACTTTAGAAAGTATCACAAAAATAGAAACATCACCCCACCATCGAATCGTCCGGATACGTGGCCTTTTGGTGAAACCATCAAAGTCCAATACAATCCACGAAACATGGGCGACCTTTTGTCGAACATGTACCTGAGCCTCACTCTCCCAGCACTCGAGGTTGGTGGGAACTACGCAGACCAGGTGGGGAGACACATCTTATCGCACGTGAAAATGTTTGTCGATGAGATCGAAGTTGAAACTTTCTGGTCGGATTGGGGTATCATCCACGATGAACTGTACACGGAAATGTCAGAAAAGGTGGCGAACCGATTTCTTCTCAACAGGTCGTTGGCTTTTGATAGTTCAGAGTCAGCAAATAACTACGCCGAGTACCAATCAGATGTCGTGATTCCCCTCAACTTTTTCTTTTCTCGTAAATTTGCCTCTGATGAGTATGAAACAAATCAACCCAACAGGCCATATTTCCCAGTGTGTGCGTGTCACAAACAAAAAATTGAATTTGAATTCACGTTTCAACCACAAACATTTTTCGCAAACACGGCGACGACACTGTCTCTCTCTGAATTTGACATCGTCACTGAAGAGATTGCGTTGAGTGCAGATGAACGTTTATATTCTATGAATCATCAGGGATTGTGGATGACCGACGTCGTCATGAAACATCCAACGATACTCACAAATCCGGAACAAACTTTTATTAAAAATCAACTGGTTCCTAAAATTCCTGTGAAATCTATTCACTGGTTTTTCAGAAATACAAAATTTGAAGACCCCGCACTCATTAAAGAAGATGGTGAAACCGAGGAAGGCAACTTTTACATTCACAACAGGTTTAACTTTAGCTCCAACGTAAACTTTGATGAACTCAACACCTTCTTCTACCCAGTGATGGACAAGTCAAAGTTTTACATCGAAGGCACTCAACTTCCAAACATGACATCCACGGACCACACGTTTTATAAATATTACGTCCCCTATGAAAAACGTCTGTCGCGTCCAATCAGAAATATTTACTCTTACAGCTTCTCGATGTATCCAGTGAATGTGCAACCATCGGGGAGCTTAGATTTTAGTCAAATACAATCAAACATGACAACCATCGAGTGCGACCTCTTACCAACAAATGAAACGTATTCATTACATATGTATTACACTGGCTATCAAACATTCAAGTTTGAAGGGGGGTTCATGTCACTTGCTTATTAGCCATGAGTTCAGATTTGTGCGTCGTCACGAAATGTATCACGTCATTTTTAATACACCACTTGATGAAATTCAGCTGTGCGACAGTCGTATGAATTTCCTCAGATGTCCCAGGAATTGTATAGATAATCTTTTGTGCTCTACAGAAAGGATCGAACAACTTTTTACTATATCCTAACAACGAACTCTTATAGGCACAATGAACACTAAAAACTTTTCCATCCCCTGTTTTATACGTGGTGTGGTTTTTCTTTGCGTAGTTTGTGATGAACCATTCTAGATTTCTCAAAGAAATTCCAGATTTTTTATTTAAAATATTCATCAAAGTTGCTTTATTCTTTTCTTCACTGTAGAAATCATTTATAGATGTTAGCAGAATATCGGACTTACTCATTACATAATATACTATTCAAATCTATAAGCTTCTTTTTGTCCTGTTCCTGACAGGCTGGACATGTTTTGTCATAGAGAATATCCATACTATGTGTGTGCGAGGTCCCCGAACTATTGACTATGATTGGTTGCAACTTTTGTTTCTGATAGAGGTGTAAAGTACAATACCCATCGTGGGTCCCTTTCCGCGTGCACCGAACACCATCCTTCTTCACACCCTTACAACGAGACCTGTCAGTTAAATCGGGAACATCGCGAAGCAGCAAATCTTTTGACACCCCGTGATGCTTCGCGATGTAGTTGATATACCCGTCCAACTTTTCATTATATTCTATGGTTAACGCATCTACTCTGGTAGCCACTCGCCTTTCTACCTCATCCTCTATCATGCGCCCAATTCTTTGCGCGAGGTCATCACTCATCACTCTTACTTTTAGAGAGCTCGAATTTTTTAAATAAGTCGGTGATGGTCGTTTTCTGTTTAGGTGCTGCTCTTTTTTTCTTTGGGGGTTTATGTTTTTCTATAATTTCCCCAAATATTGTTTGTTTAGGTTCAGGAACCAAGGGTTCAAGAAGGTCGCACACAGGGTTCAGAAACTTGTTGACGAAATAATAGTGATAATCCACTGGAATATTGTTTTCCGCGACGTACACTGGGTCCTCCGCCTTCTCAAACGCCTTTGCCTTTGGGTCCTCGGTTTTCGTCAGCAGATAGGGTACGCGGTCACCACTTTGAGGTTCAGACCCTGGTTTTCTTTGACGCATCTTGTTGTGCACCTGCACGTGTCCCATACTGATATCCCAGCTGCGGTCAACATCTTTAATAGATACAGGGGTGCCCTTCACTTTATAGGTGTCCGATAATGATTGACTCAAAATGAGTTTGGTGTGGGGCACATCACCAGTGAGCAACTCAAGGGCACGCTCTCTCGCCAACACCTGTGGTGGCTCTGGGTCTGAAGATTCAAGTATCACGTCCAGAAGTTCCTTACACACCTCACGCACGTGGGGGGTGTTGTCTCGTCGCACGAGCTGCAAGCCTTTCACATCTATGTACTTGAATTCAACTTTTCCAGATTTCCCCTTCTCCCACAACTTGGCCGCGTAGCGTTTCTTACTGTAGAGGATATAGGGCATATACACCTTTTCCAACTCGAGGTCGTTTGGCTTTTTGAACAACTTCGTGCACTGCTCAGCAGCCCGCTCTCCAAGCTCCCAGCTGTAGTCGATGGCATCTTGACCGGTGCGCCCTTGAACGTCGAATTCAACCATGACGGAATCAGTATTATGAACAATCATGTGTCCCGGACCCACGTGGAAATGATGAGACTCTGTTGTTAAGTCATAGACATAATCCGACGTAAGTCCAAGTGGCTCAATCTTTTTGATGGCCAGTGGGTTGCGTCGTTGCGAACCCATGGTGCACGTCTGTCTGAATATGTGTTCTTTGTCTGAACGACAATTCAATGAGACGTTATAGCCAAGTCTTCGAGCGAGAAAACATAAACCCAAACTACCCTCCTTACCCTTCATGTCGAAACGTGTAGTTGTTTGGCTCTGGTCATGGTCCCCATCAGATAGATAATACCCATCCCAAAATGACTTGACGATGTCAAGGGGTGCGTTGAGTATACATGGAGGCACTATCTTTTCTTTGTGTGCGTTATAAAATAATGCACGATAGCGCAAAGTGACATCTTTTATTTTGCCAATCGGTACCAATTTATACACGCCACTTGATTTCAATGTATCCAAAATCTTCGTCTCAAATGGACATGCCTCTTGCATCGCTCCAAGAAGTGACATATTTGAATTATTCAGCGCCCAAGTGTACTTTTCCCCATAGTGGCCACACGACCCATCACCAAGAAAGAAACCCATGACTTTTGCTTCTGCGACCGTGATGTTGGTTTGAATTTCAGTCTCAAAGGCTCGCCCGCAATCGTGATGTAAAAGTTCCACACCTACAGACACATCACCTGGTTTCATCTCACGTTTGTCAGCTGACAATAAACTGTGGTCTTCTGTGACATCAGCAACACCGGTGTGAGTCAAAACTCTGAATATCGTCTTTTGTGTTTTATGTCGAATGACTTGTTTTATTTGAGTAAAACCTGTATCACTCCACACCTCAATTCCACGAACATCTGAGAATTCTTTCCCATCAGACCTAGTTTCATAGCTCGATACGAGTGCATCGATACGAATGGTCTTTACAATACCATTGTGTCTGATTAAGAGAGCTGAATCGGGAGTCACGGAATCACCGTAACGCACATTTGCCCCTGGAAAGTTGGCTTCCACATAGTTTTTCGTCTCCTCAATCATCGAGCGTCCCTTGAAAGTCACTGATGAGGCGATGGCCACGCACGGTAACATCCCCTTTGCAGCCCCAGTGAAACCATAACAACTATTCATAGAAATTTTATACGCCAGCTGTTTACCATTGTACACCTCCTTCATCCCCTGCGTCGTCGCAGTAGCCATATCCTTCTTGGCTTGTTTACGAAATTGCTTGAGTTCTGCCAAAATTGTCGGTAGCAAACTTGGCACGTTTTGCGCAAACTTGTACGACTTGCCAGAGCCAAGGGTGAATGTTTCGTATTCCACACCCGGTACGTTTCCATACCTCTTCTCATCCATCACCAGCGTACTATAACAGAGATTATGAGCCATCATGATGGATGGATACAACGAGGCAAAGTCGAGGGCGGTGATTGGTGCGTAGTACGCCCCAGACTGGGCTTCAAGAACGGTGGCGCCTTCATACCCTTCCTCTGGTAAGGTGCCTTGATAAATCACTGGAACAAGAAATCCGAGTTCCGCCGCTTTTTTACACAACTGCGAAAACACTTTAATTTGCTGACCTCTCTCTACGAGAAAACACAGCGGTACTGAAGTAGCTTTCGCCATCTCCACCAAGTTGACTAGAATACACAACTTTGCCAAAAGCTTGTGCGGTAGCAAAGTATCTTTGATACAGTAGTCTGCAACCTCTCCCAACTTGTGTGGGTCACCACCTTGAAAACGAGCGAAAATTTCTCTCGGTGGCATGTCCAACTTTTGGTCGCCGAGGTAGAGCTGCGCGACGCTGTTCAATTTGTAACTATCCAACTTGTACCCTTTCTTCACCTCATGGAACAGGTCAAAAATAAACCGACCACTCATGGGTAAAAGTTTGAGTTCATTATCACCGAGAGCACTCGAAGATAATTTTTTGTAGACGAGTTCACATGGTCTATCTTTAAATTTACCCAAGTTGTAAAATTCTGGACCACACCCACAGAGAACGGCGCGTTTCATGATGTATTCCAAATCAAAACCAAAAATATTCCACCCCGTGATGACGTCGACATCGGCTTTACGAAGATATTTTTGAAACGCCTCGAGCAATGCCTTCTCGGTGTCAAAACTTTGAACTTTGACACCATCGGTCTGTTTGTAGCAGAGACACACCTCCTCGTAAGGTTCATCGGAACCAAAGCGACATAGGGTCAACGCAATCTGAAAACAGCAATCACCAGGAACGTCTGCATCTGGAAATTTACCCGTACTGCTGTTACACTCAATGTCAACAGATGCCACCACAAACGGCGCGATGTCATCACGTTTCACTGGGGTGAGTGTTGTCCAGTCATTACAGAAAAGGTCGATGTCCACATGGGCCAGGTAGGAGCGCACGCACTTTGCTCCGGTGTCCAACCACCCCGTACTTTGGATACCCGTGCGATGCATCAGCCGAAGCATGGGATCCAAGTTGGCTTCGTAGGCGTGGAGTTTTGTCTTCCCCCTCACGAGTTGTATTCCATATTTGAGCGTGTTCGCGACGTACCGCCTTTTGGCAAGATTTGCGAAATCCAGGCGCATAAATGGAAACTCTTCATTATTCTGGAACCCCCACACATCTTTTGCCTTCTTTAAGCCATATCCAATTAAACACTCAGGACACCTTTTGTTGATCGCGTGATAAATTTCTTTCACCGTCGACGACTTTGCGTCAGGAAGCTTTATGTAAAAGTAAGGTGTAAATTCTGTCGTGACACAGACCGAGCGCCCATCCTCCGTCTTACCAAAGATGCTGATGAGGTGTCCATCTTCATCAGAATCCCTGGCTTCCCACGTCAATGCCTGAAATACCACCATGTGTAATAATGTCTCCAAAATTTTAATATAAGTTATATATAAACAAATGTCTGCGGCTTTGATTGAATTGGTCAGCCGAGGGGTCCAGGACACGTATACAACGTCTCAACCCGAGGTCAGTTTTTTTAGGCAAAACTACAAACGTTATACGAACTTTGCGATTAAGCCCGAACGTCTTGACTATATCGGCACTTTCGGCTCTAACAACGAGGTGACTATCCCTATTCGCAGCAAGGGTGACTTGTTATCCTACGTGTGGATCGAAGCGGCGGACATCGGTGATACGACTGGGGGGACTACCGGATTTTTTAGCAAAGGCGATGAACCGACGGAATTCTCCCTTTGGATTGGTGGTCAAGAGGTGTGCCGCCTCGATTCTTTGTACATCCAGGGTGTGCACAATTTGCTCTACCGCCCCGACGGTGCCAAGAGCAGCATGGCGGTGACGACGACCGACGTCAAGCCGAACGCCGTTGGATACTCTGGGTCCAAGGCGGGACACTACCTCATCCCGTTCTTCTTCTCTGAAGACTGGACCAAGTGCCTTCCATTGGTCGCCCTCGCGAACCACCAGGTGGAAATCCGCGTCAAGTGCCGCGCGAACTTCACCCCGAGTGAAACCCCGAAGGTGTACGCCAACTTCATCTTCTGCGACACGGAAGAGCGTGAATTCTTCGTGAAGAATGAGCAAAAGCTTCTCATTAACCAGGTGCAATACCAACCGATGAGCGCCACCGATACGGAAGTGGACCTCACCTATTTCAACCACCCGACCCGTGCGGTCCACGTGGTGTGCTCTAAGAACGATGGCGCCAACTGGGCGGCGAACTACAGCTTCGCCGAAAGCACGTTGTACATCAACGGCACCCCGTTGTTCGACGCTACATCGAATGTCTACCACCACACGATTGTCCCGGAAATGCACACGACATCTCTCCCGGATGACGTGTTGGACAGCGCCGCGTTGTATACGTGGCCGTTCGCTCTCACCCTCAACAAGACTCAAATGACGGGGAGCCTTAACTTTTCTCGCATCGATACCGCACGTCTCAAGCTTAAGTCGCCGTCAGGTGGTGCGAGCTCTATTTTGCGCGCGTACGGTGTTAACATGAACGTGTTGCGCATCATGGATGGCATGGGTGGTGTCGCTTTTGGAAACTAATATCTTCATTATATATTAAAAAATGGTTATCATTCCATTTATTCTATTTGTGGTCATGATTTACAAAGATGTCATGAATAGAAATAAATACTTTTCAGAAATAAAAGAATACATTCCAAAGTTTACAAATGTTTTAGACTTTGGTGCGGGTCGTTGTGAACTCAGTACATACCTGAAAAATAGAAACTACGTCACGAGTGTAGACATTTATTCAGGGTGTAAAGATGCCGACGTCTACGATGGATATACCTTGCCGTATGAAGATGATTCATTTGATGTCATCGTGTGTATGTTTGTTCTCCACCACATACCACATCACAAAAAAATCATTGAAGAATTAAAACGTGTGTGTGCGAAAAGAATTATTATTATTGAAGACATGCCACAAACATTTTATCAGTATCTTATTTCAAAGCTGCACTACCTTTTTTTCCGTCAACCTATGAGCACTATTGAAAACATGCACAATCCACAAACGTGGTGCAATCTTCTCGAAGAGAGAGGGAGGTGTACAATTAAACAACTGAAATCACACTCATTTATAAATCCAACACCACACTTTCTTATTGTTAAGGATTTTCATATGAAGAAATGGTAAACGCGTCATTATTCGACATGCTGACGATCCGCATAGGTATCACCGACGATACGACCCCCGCCGACCTTGACAGCTACTTCACGCGTGTGTGGCACAACCAACGGCAGGTGGTGCTTGTCATAGACACGACGCAGTGCTCACGAATCACCCTAGGTAAAGCGCTCACCATGCGACGCGTGCTCAACAGGCACCGCGCGAACACGCGAAAGTTTGTAGATCATAGCGAGGTTTTGGTGAAGGGTGCCCTTGTGAAGCGTATACTCCAAATTGCGGTACGTATTATAAGAACAGATAGACCCGTTAAAATTTCAAGAGTGTAATGCCCATAAGAGGCGTTCGAGTCTAATTTCATCGCACGCGCACTCGTCCGAATACCCCTCATCCCTCTGAAGGTGGCACGTGTCGCAACGAATGTCCTCAACCTCATAATCGGGGAGAAAACCATCCTTCTTGAGGAGGTCAGCGAGGGCCACTTTGACGTGGACGTCCACCCCCTTGAGGAGGTCTTTCGCCGCCTTGGTGCACGTCTTCACGTATGGGTGTTTCACGAGCACGAACGCTTTCATGGTGTGTTTATTGTTTGGGCGGTCCATCGCCAGAAGTTCTTTCGTGCGCAGCTGTATCTTCATCTCCGTATCCATGAGTTCTTCGAGGCGGGCACACTTCCCCGTCTCTAAAAATTCATCTACGATGTCCACCGAACTCTGACCGACCCCTTGGAGATTCGCAATGTCAGCGCCACACGTGATTTTCTTCAGGGACTTGATGGAGTCAGCAACGCGTGCGAAAGATGCGGAACGCCCTTCGTCGTCGTGCGCCGCGTAAGCCTCGCTGAGATTTTCAAAAAGTTGTACGATGTCCTTCATGATGATATGATGTGTGTCTGTGTATCTCATGTCTGGGGGGATTATTGTAAAAAAAATTAACTATAAGTATGACCCCCCTGTCAGACACCCAAATCAGGGCAAAGGTCCAACAGTTGCGCGTGCGACACGGAAAGACCTACGCACCCGTGCGCTATTTCAGAGGTCTGACGACCCTTCGTGATGTCGAACGACGGTATCTCAAAATGTTAAAGAAAACCTACACCCCTTTCCCTACCGATAAGGGGAAGAAGGTGCGCACATCTTCATACACCAGAAAATTTAGAAAGATGTATGGAGATGATGTGAAAACATTACCTCAAATCGCAAAAGCTACGGGTATCCCACTAGGTACCTTACGAACAGTCTATAACAGAGGTCTCGCCGCGTGGCGCACGGGACACCGTCCAGGGGCCTCCCCTCAACAGTGGGCGTACGCGCGCGTACACAGCTATGCTACAAAGGGCAAGACGTGGTACACGGCTGACAAAAATCTACACACAAAGTAATACCTATGTGGTGGCTCTTTAAGAAAATTAAATTATCAAACTCACATTCATGGACGTATTTGCTTGGTGAGTAATTTTTTTTGTTTATTCAGGTAATTATTAATTTGTTTGTTTCCCTCTCGAATCATGTTTTGAAGTTGTCGAAGTTTCGCGTTATTTTTTTGAGCAATTTCATTCATCAACTCTTTATCAGTCTTGTAGCGCCTGGACCTTTTTGTCTTCTTCACTGGAGTCGTCACACTGAGTCCAAGTTCTTTAGCCTTTTTACGCAAGTTCATTTATATATACGCGATAAAATAATGTGCGTAAAAATTAAGTGTACATGGCAACTTCATTATGGGACATCTTACCTCTCGAACTTCAGGAGATAATACTAGAAAAATCAGTAGAATTATGTCGTGAAGACTACATAAATGCTGGTATAGCAAAGCATAACCGAGCGAAAAAGAAACAGGGTCGGGGTCTGCTCACCACGGACATGATTCGCTACATACAATCCGGAACGGACGCGATGGAACTGATTAACTGGGCGTTCGAGACAGAGGTGCGCGAACTCGAACTCCTCGTAGACCCACCCGTGCACCTCCTGAACCGGGTCTATGATTACGATTATACCGAATACTACGATGAATTTTTAAACAGAGCCATTGCGTACATAGAAAACCCAGAACACCGAGATGAATGGATTGTCCCAACGGAAGATTGCTGGTTGACCATGTTTACAAAGTTGAATGATTTTCATCGTAAACATGGACATCTGAATACACTC